TGTTAATACATTCGTATTACCTAAATCTTCGTTGTAATCTATTTGTTCATATATTTTTGCTAAATTAAATATACTGTTTTTAGCTTCATCCCTAAATGCGTGTTCTTCTGTGCGTGGGAATTGCCTGTAGAATTCATTTAAAGCGTCCTGGTCACCTTTTAATCCTTCCGCTTCATTATCCCAGTGCTGTATAACTCCAACGTCTATAATGTCGCCTAATGGCCCCGTTGTTATTTCTTTAGGAGTATTAAAAACAGGGTATCCATATTCATCAATAAACCCTTCGTAATTCCATTCCATTGGGATAAATAAAGAATATAAACCTGATGCAGTTTGACCGTTTTTATTTCTTTTTGAAACGTTTGAGTTGTTATATAGTTTTTTAAAATTAGAACCTCCTTTGTCCAAAGCATTTGATGTTGAACCCATCATACACTTACCTATAATTCTAGAACCTAGTCTTAAACATGTTTTGGTAACTCTCCAGTTATTTAATATGTTATCAGGCCTTTCCCATTTACCACTCTCATCATGTACTAATAGTCTAAGCTTTTCACCATCATAAGAATTATCTCCCGTATTTTTCCAGTCAATAGTTGTATCTAGCCCTTCTAATACCTCTGTGCTTTTTTTAGCTTGTATCGATTTTCTCGTAAGCCTAGATGCCGGTATCCTATATGCAAGTTCGGTTTTTGGTCTATCCATACCGTCTTGTATAGGTTTGAAGAAAAATGGGTAGTTAACTGAGATTGGTACAACTTTATCGGTAAACATTTTCTTTGCATCCGATCCAGACTTTGATAGTATTCCAAATCTAGCGTCACTTGAGATGGTTGCCATATTAACTGTTTCTCCTGATGCCATGAATGAAAATCCAGAACGTCTGTTTTTAAGGTAAGACATTCCGTAACATCTACTGTCTGCTTTACAAGCTTCCCAGAATATATAGAATAATCTGTTCGCTTCCCTAAAGTCTGCGTTCCCAACGTCAATCTTAGACCATTGCAGGTACATAAAATGAGTACCAGTGATGTAAGTAGCCACGTTCTTGTTATTGAACCAATGACCTTCTTCTCTTCTTTTAAATTGTTCATCTATATACCCCTCCCATTTATTTTGAAAATCTTCAGGATATTCTCTCCAATCAAATATACTAGTTATTGATTTTAGTTCTTTAGGATATTCTTCAACTTTCCACTTGTTATTAGTTTTGTCTATTTTAGCAGGCGCTTTAGGTAAAGCAATCTTTAGGTTTTGTATGTTATATATTTCACCTATTTGACCTGTTTTGCTAATGACAACAATATCGTGTTCTTTATCATAACCGTACTTCCACTTTCTAGATTTATTCATTCTAGATATAGTGTTTTTCCTTATAGGAGTTACAATACTATATAAAGTTTGAACGTACATTACTTAGATCTTTTTTCTGCAAACCCTTTAAAAGCTTTTTTCACATCCTCTTCTTTGGGTTTGTTGTCAAGCATATCCTCTTCTTCTTTTATTCTATTTAAGATTTCAAAAGCATCAAATATAGCTAGTTTTTTAGTAGCCGCAGCGTTTTTAAGTTTATCAGCAGTTAAATCATCTTCAGAGTCAACAATAGCCTCTTTAGCTACTTTAATTAACTCCTCGACTGCTTTATGTCCAGCTTGGATTATACTCCTCTTCGTTTCCTTTATATTCATATTTAATTGTGATTGAATTAGTGGGTACTCTATAAAGTCTGTTTTTTCCAATAACAAACTCATATTCTGCCCCGGGTCTAAACCCTACTAAATTACCTTTGTCTAAATCTTTAAGACTTGGGTCTTTAAAATATAATATACCGATAGCTGGTTTTTCTGAGTCCATTGAAAAAACTTTAGTTTCTTTTATAGGCTTAACAAAATTAAACCCTTTACAGCTATGCCAGTCTTCGTTTCTTTTATAAGCAAATACTTGATCTTCATTTACAAAATAAACGCCATCCTCGTAGTATGACTTACTATTTTTTTCAACACCTCTTATATCTTTAAATCTACGAAATACATTGTGATGAACTATAATTTCATCTCCCACTTTTATGTCTGTTTTTATCGCAGAAGGAACTGCTATTACTTTAGCAATTCTATTTGAGTAGTTATGGTTTTGTAGTTCAGTGTTTAATAAAAGAGTATTGCCGTCAATTTTTTTTACATTATTATATCTTTCACCAACAGGTTTTACGATAAAATTATATAAAGCTTTCATTAATATTCTAAATTGTATTCAACAGCTACAGCCATGTTTTTATTGAAGTCTTTCCAAGGCATCAACTCATTACCTTTTTCAATGTATATAGAAAACTTATCATCTTCTTCTATTATATTTCTTATAATGTGACCTCCGTAAACCTCTTGTCCAACAGAGTAGTGCATGGCGTCGGTTTTATAGTCGCGTCCAATACTTATTTTTCTAATCATTAGACTCTCCTTCTGTTATTTCACCAGTAGTAATATCCACTTTAACTTTTCCATAAGCTTCCTCTAATTCTTTTTGGATTTCAGCTAATGAGTTATTGGCATCCACTGTTAGATGCAGTAGCTCGTGTTTTTGAATTTCGATATTACCTATCTCGTTTTTAATTTGATTTACTTTAGTAACTGCTTCTTGTAATTTAGCTAGTTCTTCTTTTTTTAAAGTTTTACTCATTTTATTTGATTTAATTGTTATTACTTGTATTATTAATTACGTATTATCGTTAATTACTTATTAGAATTTTAAATCTTGATATTTAAGACCTAAAAATCCGTGTATTCCTTCACTGTTTATATCAACTTCAAAAGTTTTCCAACCATATGGATGATCCACTGAACCGTCTTCATCTTCTTCTAAATCTCTCCAAAGTACATCTACTAAAAAACCTTCTCCGAATACTGTTTCAGATATTACTTCTTCTCCATCATAAACTGCTTCTTCTAAAACCTCATAACCAAGTTTTGTTATAGTATGTTTATGTGTTGGATAGTTGTTACCGTTTTCATCTTGTGCTATTCCTAAACCTTCTATTTTAGATTCAGCTTGCTCTCTTCCGTAACCAAATCTATATTTTCCTATATGTAGTCCCATAATTATGATGTTAAAGCGGTTAATTCTGCATCTGTTAATGCTTCTTTGAATACTGCTACGCATTTGACTTTTCCATTAAAAGTATTATATAGCCCACCGTTACTAAAATTAAGTTTGTTTAAAGTTGGAACTGCTCCAGAGGTAATAGTATGTTCTTCAACACCGTTAATCCAAATAGCGTAATCATCTTGCTTGTATTTTATAGCTATTTTATTAAAAGCAGTAATATCGCTTAATGTATAACTTCTAAAAAACACACCACCACCTCCTGTATCTGCTTGAATTGATATAATGTTTTCATTATTATTTAACAGAAACCTAATCCTTTCAGTTGTACCTCCATTGGATAAAGAAATAGATCCAAACTCATTTATTGAATTTAAAGCTGCAGCTTCAAAATATAATACCCCTTCTGTTGAACTTATTAAATCACTACTTCCTGCATCTAATGCTGAATCTGCTGCTCTTGTTACTGTTGAACCACTTGTAGGAATGTATGAAGTTGCGTATTGTCTTGTAGCGTGTGATTCTGCTTGTAAACCATATATAAAATGATGGTCTGTTAAATCTCCACTATAAGGTCCACCCCCGTTTACGTCAGTTATTACGAAACTGACAGTTGCGCTAGTATCAACTGATGTAGTAAAAGACATTGAACATCTATACCAACCATTTCCATAATCTTCTATTCCTTGATTAACAACAGCACTTGAACTAGTACCAAGAACACCATTTTCTAAATCAAACCACACTCTTGAAGTATCATCAATACCATCAACAAAAATCCCAAACCAATCAACACCAGAACCTTTTTTTGCAAAAATTGATAATGTATTAATATTTCCCGATACCACTACAACTGATGTATATCTAATTCTATTAATAGCTGTACTTGTGCTACCAATTTGAATTTTTGAAGCATTTATTAATCCATCTGGAGATGTTGTTGCGTTTGCAGTTAATGTTAAACTATTTAAAAGGGTTGGATTACCACTTGAAACAAATATATCTCCCGTTGTAAAATCATTTGAATCAGTTGCAGTATTTGTAGCCCCTGGCTCTAATAACCAACTACCGCACCCACTATTAGGTACTACTTCTTGCTTTAGTACTTCTTTTACAGAAATACTGTTTATTACAGATTCAGTTCCAGCGTCTCTTGCTTGAACACCAGCAGTTCTACCACCCGTTATAGACGATATAACATTATATGTAAAAGTTCCTGAAGAATTTATATCAGCTTGACCACCACCTAAAAAGTTAGAATAAAACCTAACACGACCTGAATCTACAGAATCAACATTTAAAATTACTTGGTAAGTTTTTCCCTCTACTAATTGTATTGTTTGTTGGATTACACTCCCACCTATAGTTGACCCATCTGAAATAGCCGTATTATTACTAATACTCCAACCCGTTGATTTATTCCAATCACTATCAGTTGCAAAATCTCCATTAGTAACTAATTCACTACCTAAAACATCTTGATAACTGAACCCCTCATAGTTTATTCTAGGTAGGTCAGTATCATCTGTTATTTCTATAAGTGAAACGCTATTCAAAGTAATATCTACGTTTGATGTATTTCTGTAAAATTTTATATTATTACTACCTGTCGGGCTTATAATTCTTGTAGTTATTCCAGGTGTGTTAAACGTTTCTTGTATATTATTTGAGTCTATCTTTATTTCTCCGCTTGTAACACTTGCAACGTCAACAATTAATTTATATTTTTTACCAGCTTCATAAGGTGCTGTTGCTATTAATTGAGTTACAGGAGTTGTGTTTAAGAATTTTAACCTCGCTGTACCTTGTGTAAATTCTACATAATTATCCGCGGTACCATCCCCAACACTCCAACCTTGCCCAACTTCTTTAACTGATATGTTATCTATTAAACAATTATCGTTTCCAGTATATCTTTTTACGATAAAGTTAGTTGAGCTAGCCGTAAAAGTTATCTCATTAAAACCCTCAACCATTTGTATCGTTGAGCCAGCAGTTGAACCATCAAGCGCTAATCTACCAGTTGTAATAGCTAAATCGCAAGTTAGTTTGTAGGTTTTACCAACAGTTAATATATTAAGTTGTCTAAGAGATATATTAACGCTTGTCGATATAACCCTTGCTCCGCTGGGTTCCCAAGTTATTGTATTTGATGCATCAACATTTTGCAAAACCCAACCACTTAAATTAGTTGCAAAATCTCCGTTAGTAATAAGTTCCGAACCTACCTGAGAAAAATCTCCGTTAGTTACCAAATTACTAGATAGTATTTGCACATCTTCAACTAACCCTTGTGCATTAACTCTTGTGGCTGGCGTGTTTCTTGTAAATGTAAAATCAGCATCTATAACCTCTTTTACTGATACGTTGTCTATTGAACCAGTAAAACCTCCATCAGCAGATAAACTTCTAAATCTAATTCTGTTATGACTATCTGTTGCAGTTAAATACTCTGTATAAGTGCCTAAACCATTTCTACTTAATCCATTTACTGTACTACCACCTACAAATTGAAACCTTACACCTCCTTGAGTGTAATTAGTAATCTCATAAGTAATTTTATATTTTTTCCCTGCTTCAAGAATTTCTTCTTGATAAGCGTTTGTAGAGTTAGATAAAGTTCCTACAAGTTTACCATTTGAAATACTCCAACCACTTTCTAAAGTCCAATCACTATCTGTCGCAAAATCTCCATTTATAACTAATTCACTACCTAAAGTCTGCTCTGGTTTAACACTATTTATAAACCCATCACTATACGCAGTAGGTGTCGTTATTATACTTGCTTTTTCTAATAACCCAGCACTGTCTATTTCTTTTAAAGTAGCTTTAGTACAGGTTTGATTTTCAAAATAAGTAGACCTAGCTTTAAGCTTACTAAGCAAAGAAGATATGAGTGATGCTGCTGTGGACCACCAAACACCTATTCCTAAACTCCACATATTACTTTATAGCTACTAAGTCCGAAACAGTCGTATTTGCACCCGCTACAATAGAACTAATTATAACAGGTAAAAAAGAACCATCAGGTATATTTTTAAATACTACTGAAGCAGATTCTCCTACTACAATAACCTCAATGTTTCCACCGGATCCTATGTATAAAGCACTGTTTTTTACATCAGTTGTTCCTACTACAACAGTCTTCGCAGATGTTGCAAAATCAGGTTGATTAAAATATTGTCCCATTTTTATTTATTTATTTATTTATTTATTATTATTTTTTGCTTTTTCCCAAGTTCTACCTACAAAGTAAGCTCCATACACAGTTATTAGTAGGGATTGAAATATTGGTATGTATTCTTTTGTTATTTTAAATTCACCTATATTACCATCAGCGAATGCTAACATACTAAATACAAAAGTTAAAAATACCAAAACCAAAGGTCTAATGTTTTTAGCCAACCAGCTATCAGAAGCCATATCTGCTTTCCATCTTTCGGTAACTTGCTCTTGAGCTTCACTGTCAGCTTTTTCTAATATCTCTTGTATTAGTCTTTGTGCTTCTAGTTTTTCTTCTTTAGTTGTAGTAAGCTTATCGATGACGTCACCAACTTCTTTGATAACACCACCTGTAAGCCATTGAAATAACTTTTTCATTATTCAGGCTTTATAGCTTTAGAAGCTTGACCGGATTTCTTTTTCTCAATTCTTTTGTTAATCCTTTCTTCTCTACGATTTAATCTTTTTGCTTTTGCAAGGTTTCCAGATTCCAAAGCTTCTATACCTTTTCTTC